CGTATGGTATGAGGCTTTGCCATTTATTGTAATGAATGTTACAAGCAAAGGTATCTTCCAAAACGATAGTGAATTTGCACAGAATGGAGGTATGAGTGCTTTAAAGTTTATGCAGGACACAATGATGCAAAGAATGGAAAATCTAAAAGATATTATCCAGGACTATCTTTGTCAAAATAAAGCCTCTTATCCTTTATTCAACAGTAAGCACTGCCCTTGCAATAGTTGTGGAAGTTGTGAGGATGAGTGTGGATGTGGTAACAATAGTCACTGGTGTAATTGTGGTTCTTATGGTATGTATGGCTTCTGCAGAACTTGTAAAAGACAAAAGAATAATTCAACAAATATAATATTCTATTAAAATGATCATAGTTAAATTAACCAATGGCAATGTTATCCTAAAGGATAATTCAGGAAACGTAATTAAACGCCTTGTAAGCGATTCTTTTATTCAATGGACTTCTGATACTACTGTCGATGTTTATGCGAATAGCGACAAAATTACAACGCTTGTAACTACTGAAATAACTGGCACACAGATAGAACCTGCTGCCGTTGTTCCATTCTCTGGAAATGCTTACGATTTGTTGGATTTATTGGCTGACTCTTTTTTTTTTAGGGTAACTGGCGGTGGTGGATCACAGAATCTTACGCAAGTTTTAACTGTTGGCAATTCAGCAGGAAACCTTGATATTGTTGATGTCGATAAACTTGATTTTAATACTGGCACTACTGATACGGCATCGGAAGGGCAATTGGTATGGAATAATACTGATGGCACTTTAAATTTAGGCTTAAAAGGTGGCAATGTTACTTTGCAAGTTGGTTTAGAGAATGTTGTTATAATAGTAAATAAGACAAATTCCAATTTGCTTAAAAGTGAGTATAAGGTAGTTAGAATTAGAACACAATCAGAAGGTGGAGCAGCAGGACAAAGACTTGCAGTTAAATTAGCACAAGCAGATACAAATGCAAACCATAGTGGGATATTAGGATTAGTAATTGAAAACATAAATAATAACCAGGAAGGATTTATCACTACGTTTGGATATATAAGAAATATAAATACAACTGGATCTTTACAAGGAGAAACTTGGAGTGATGGTGATGTTATTTGGTTATCTGATACTGTTGCAGGTGGATTAACAAATATAGAACCTACAACGCATCCAGTTCAAATAGGATGGGTTACTTATGCTCACGCAAACAATGGTAAAATATTTGTAAAGGTACAAGATGGTTTGGATGAATTAGGAGAATTACACGATGTTAATTTTTCCACTACACCTGCAAATGGCGAAATATTACAATACAACGGATCAAATTTAAAATGGGAGAATACAGTACCAAAAATTCAAGTATTAGCAACAGCCTCTCCCAATATAACGCATACCGGCACAACAAATAATACTTTGATTTATTCCAAGTTGATTGATGCCAATGTTATTGAAACTGGAGACACTATTCAATTTAGTACAAAGTTTACTAAACCTGCAGGATCAGCAGCAAACACAACGGTAAGGCTTTATATTAATACAAGTGCCAGTTTAAGTGGTGCGACACTATTAGCAACCTATGCCACTACTAACTTAAATGGTAGGTTTTTTTTAGTGGAAAGAACTGCCAATGTCGATGGGGCCACAACGAACTTTATTGCTGCTACTTCAGGAGCCTTAACAGATAGTGCTTCATTGTCAACTGTGGCTTCCAGTGATGTAAGTATAGACTGGACAGTAAATCAATACATAATTGTTGCTATACAGTTGGGTAATGCGGCAGATAGTACAAGTTTAAGAATGGTAAATGTTATATTAAATAAAACAGTATAAGTATGAGATTATTACAAGAGATTTTTATTAGTGGCAATCAGATTTATATCAATGGAAAACAACATACATTGAATATGGATTTCTGCCAATATGTAGACAATTTTTCTATCCACGTTTCATTGGATGAAAATAATAACATCACATTGTTTGAATGTGGATACACTATCGTTAACGGAGATATGGCAACTGATGCCTACTCTTTAGCGTCTTTGTTCGGATTAACTATTGATAACCTATCCTAAATTTTTTATATGAGTCATCACGGAATGGTCGATGTTGTTTCAGGTGCTGCATTACTTTTGTTCACTGGAGGCATTATAAGCGAAATAGAAATTATTAAAATTATAAGTAGTTTTGGGGTCCCTGCTGTTTTATACTTTTGGTTAAGAGACACAAAGGAACAGATGAAAGACTTAAATGCGACATTCTTAAAGGAACAACAAAATATCCGTGATGACCATCATAAACACCTGGAAGAAATACGGTCAATGTTTGAAAAGAATAACACAAAGTTAGAAACAACAATCAGAGACAAGGAGCAAATAATTAAACTTCTTAGAGACCAGTACCAGGACTAAAAATAAATAAATATTTTTTCTCAAAAGATTTGATAAATGTATAAATAAGTTTATATTTGTATTCGTTATTACATTTTTAACCAATACAAATCAAATTTATGAAACCATTCAATCACTTACCAGAGTACAAGCAAAAAGCATTAATTGAACTTTATGGAGAATATGTCAAAGATATGTTCTTCCATATCGATGGTGCTAATGTGCAAATGCTGTCATTAGTTAAATCATTAACTATGTATGAATTAAACATCGATGACCTTGATATTGATGACAAATTAGAATTAGGCCTTGATGACAATGAAGACCACGATGACAAAACCTTCATTGAAGTTATAAACCAATTGACTAATACTTACACTCTTATCCAAATTAAATAACCAATAAAATTACCAAATTATGAAAGAGAATAATTTATTTTCAATATTGTCAGCAATCAATGTAAATGACAAAGTAGAGAAAAAAGAAAAATTAACATATTTGTCCTGGACTTATGCTTGGACAGAAATATGTAAGAAATATCCTGATGCTAATTATGAAATTAAAATGTTTGATAATTTGCCTTATGTTTATGATGAAAACACAGGTTATATGGTTTTTACATCTGTTACCATTGAAAACTTGACAAGACAAATGTGGCTTCCAGTTATGGATGGAGCAAATAAGGCTATGAAAAAATCTCCTTATACATACAAAACAAAATTTGGAGATAAAACAGTAGAGTCCGCAACAATGTTCGACATCAATAAAACACTGATGAGATGCTTAACAAAGAACCTCGCTATGTTTGGATTAGGTATCTATATTTACGCAGGTGAAGATTTGCCTGAATTTGATAGCATTCAACAACAAGAATACACACAAAAGGAACAATTGACCTACCAAAAAGAAGTACCTGAAGACAAGTGGGAAAAGGTATTCAACTGGGTAAAGGAGAAGCCATTGGTACGAATTGCAGAAGCAATGAAGATGTATAAGTTGACATCAGAGCAGAAACAAGAATTGTCTAACCTTATTTAATCTATTAGCAATGTTTAGAACATATTTTAGAGCCAGTAATGAAGGAAACGATTTTGTAGAAAATGTTCAATATTTAGTCAAGAGCCTCAGAAATGGGGTTTCTTGTACTAAGTTGGAAGCGGCTTCTGCTATCTTTGAAACTTTTGTAGAGGGTAAATGGTCCACAAAGGATTATGAGAAGTTAGTCACAAGTTCATACTTTGTTCCTGACGATATTAATCCTGGTAAATTGATACAGATTGCCATAAAGGACAGTACAAATGATTTTATCAATCGGATTCCTGCTCCATATCAAATGAGAAAACCATTAAAGTTCAACGCTATTTTGGAATGGATGTCCACAGAGAAAAACAAAAGGATATACTTAAAGGATATACTTTTTAAGGCTATGGATTTAGAAGCAGAAAAAATAAATTATTACACAAAAGGCGAAAAAAGTAAATATAAATTCTTATTTTGAGTTAGAATTATATTTTGGTGTAGCAGTCAAATTATAGTTTAAAGAAATATAACCCAATTACGAGCCTTCTTAGGTGCTGTGTATCTGCTACTACACACACTTTTGGAGGCTTTTTTAATTTAAGTTATGAATGACAATTTCAAAGGTATGTGGATCCCAAGAGAGATATTCCTGCATCCAAATTTAAACCCTACAGAGAAGTTTTTAATGTCTTTGATACATAACTACTCAAAGACTGGGAACTACTGTAAGATGTCAAATGACAACATCGGAAAGATAATTGGGTTGTCAGGCGGCAGAGTAAAAAATATGCTCTCCGATTTAAGGAAAAACAATTTTATTTTTACCCAGTATGACAGCAATGGGTTAAGATGTTTAAGTATAAATTTCAAAAGTTTAGATGTCGAATTTGATGTCGAGCACGAATTTGTGCCTGAAAACATAGAGCACGAATATGTGCCCACCGAGCACGAATATGTGCTACCCCAGCACGAATATGTGCCCATAGAGCACGAATATGTGCTACCTGAGCACGAAAACGTGCACATATATAAAAGAAATAAAAATAATAAAAAGAATATAAAAGAAATAAAAGGCGATTTTGACAAATCTGTGGTTGTTAAGGAAGATAAAAAAGTAAAGAAAGAGAAAATTGTTTTTCAATATTTTTATCCTGAAAGATTTTCTCCCTATCTTATCGAAACACTAAACCAATATTTCAAATATCGTAGTGACATTAAAAAACCATACAAGTCACAACAAGCAATAGACCAGAGAATAAAAACTTTAGATTCCTGGTTAACCCATTTCACAGAAGACGAAATAATTCAATCAATCAATAACAGCATTGCCAATCAATGGCAAGGTATTTTCGAACCTAAAAAATTAAATCAAAATGGAACTGCTAAACCAAAACTCACAACAAGCGAATTCGTTGCTAAACTTAAACGAGAAATCAAAGGACATTAGATCAATCTTTGAAGAGATGTTCTTAGGCTCAAACAACCAAATCAAAGACACAGACAAAGAGGTGAATATGGATTTTATTATCGGTAGCCTTATCAATGCTTGTGAGCAATACTTTGGGTATAGTCCTGACAGTGAAAGAAACATCCTAAAGGAGTGCTACTATTTCATTGAACGAAACTTTATGACATTAGGACCTAATGAGATACCGGTAGCCTTTGAGTGTGCTGCAATGAAAAGATTTGAATTTGACATATACAAATATAAGAGAATGTCCATCACTTTTATTGCGGACCTATTGACAGCCTATTCCAAGTACAGAAACATTTTGTTAATGGAAAAACTTAACAAAGTTGATAATTCCAGGTCTAAAACTTATGAAGAGATAGACAGACTAAACTTGAGAGCACGAATACACGCAATGGCTGTAATGAATGATGCCAAACAGAAACTGGAAGAGAATGGAGAAGCAGTCTACTCCGAGTACCAGGAAATACCAATGTACTTTGGGAAGATACTAAAGGAATTTGGTAAGATAGACTTTCCGAGAGAAGTCAAAAAGCAAATGTATGAGAAAGCCAAAAAAGATGCTCTTCGTAACATATCCTCCGGTAGAAATTCTTTTAATGCCTATGCAGCAGAATCTGCCAGAAAGCAAACAAAGAATATCCTTAGCGGTATTGAGTCTCCTGATCACCAACGGAAGACAGAATCTAATTATGCGAAATTATTTGTGTGGTATTATATCACTGGATTTGTAAACTAAAAAATATGAAAAATCAAATTAAAATAGGAAGTGACTTCTCAGGAGTCGGTGCATTTAATCAGGCACTAAAAAGATTAGGGATAGATTATAAAGAATTATTTGCTTGTGATATGGATAAATATGCAAGACAAACATTCATTCACAACTATGGAGAACCAAGGTACTACCCAACCAATGTCTATGACCGAGAGATTCCAAATGAGTCACTTGATATCTATATGACAAGTCCTCCTTGCCAGGCATTTTCTTTAGCAGGAAAGAGATTAGGTAAAAACGATAAGAGAGGTATATTATTTTTTAATAGCCTTGAATTTATACAAGTAAACAAGCCACGTTTTTTCATATTTGAAAATGTCAAAGGATTATTGTCAGATGACAATGGCAATACATTTTCCGAATGGGTCAATTTACTTGGAGGTAAATCAGTAAATGGTAATGCTGTAATGTTTCCTTATGAAGATGCTGTTCCATACCATTTGTACTGGAAGGTATTAAATGCTAAACATCACGGAGTGCCTCAAAATAGAGAAAGAGTATTTTTAGTAGGAATAAGAGATGACAAGGATAATAGTTTTGCGTGGCCAATAGAGGAACAACTTAAAACAAGGTTAAAAGATGTACTGGAGGATATAGTTGATGACAAGTATTTTTTGAGTGATAAATTAATGAAATGGATTGATGGTCATCGTAAAAAAAGAGGTAGTTCAAATAAGTATCCTTTAGATGAGAATGATATTGGTGCTTGCATGGTGGCAAGATATGGAAAGAATGGTGCAGAAGACCCATATATTCAAATCAAATCAGCCACATCCAAAGGATACGAGGAGGCAACAGAGGGAGACAGCATAAACCTTGCAGTCCCAAATTCAGAAACAAGGAGGGGAAGGGTTGGGAAACAAGTGGCTCAGACATTGGATACATCTTGCAATCAAGGGGTGATGATTGGTGCATTTAGAGGTAGAAATCCAGAAAATCCATTAGATAGAACAGTTGGGTCTCCCACACAGCAAATGCTTGAAATAAACAAAGAGGGGGTGTCAAATACAATTACAACAGTTCAAAATGATAATGTTGTTGTAGAGATAATAGAAAATTACAAAATCCGTAGACTAACACCACGAGAGTGCTTCCGACTTATGGACTTCCCAGATACATTTACTTGGAATGTGAGCGACTCACAAGCATACAAACAAGCAGGTAATTCTATTGTAGTAAGGGTATTGGCTAAGATTATCGAAAGACTTAAATTGTAACTTATGTACATAGTAGAAAAAGGTGAATTTATAATTATCAAAGGTAAACTACTGGAGGAATGTACCAGGATAGGAACAGAAAGGTACGAAACCAACAGAGCAAACAATGTCAAAGAACAGATTTATGCAAAGAGAGATCCTTTAGAAATTAGTATTCAGGGAGTGATAGTTGAAATGGCTACATCGATTATGTTTAAATTTGCCATTTGCGACATTAAAAATACACGAGTGAACTCAGTATATACCGATAGGGGAGATATGCTCTTAGACGGCAAAAGAATTGATATTAAAGGGCCATATGGACACGATAAACCTTTAATGATTAGAGAACATAGTCTAAAAAACCCATCAGACATCTATATTTTGTCAACAATTGAAAAATATAAGGATGCTTGGAAGGTAATTTTTCAAGGTTCTATCCCATTGCATCTGCTGAAAAAAGATAAACACAAAAAATTTATATTTAATCAGAACTTCTACGAGATACAACAGTCTGAATTACTACGATTAGATGAATCCTTAGCCCTATAAATGATAAATATTATATGCAATTACTCTTATTTACGTTACTTTTGTCTATTATAAGTGACAATTATATCGAAAAGAATATATTTAAAGCCAAAATAATGGAATCTATTACTGGCATTCCTGCTTCAATACAGTTAGCACAAGCAATAATCGAAAGTGGAGGAGGGAAAAGTAACATATCTATACATTCCAACAATCATTTTGCTATCAAATACTATCCAGGTGCTCCAATGAAAACTACAAATACTTACTTTGTAGACAGAAACAATATAAAATGGAGGTCTTACCAAACTATTTGGCATTCTTACCTGGATCACTCTCTCTTCCTATCTTACCATTATCCACAACTGCGGTACCAATCGGTTACAACTTGTAACCAACTGAAAGGATATGGCTCAAAGAGAGGGTACTGGAAGCACGTACACAATTACATCATTAAACATAAACTATACTTATATGATTCTTATAGGGATTGATCCTGCATTCAGGGAAAATGGATTTGCTGTTTGTACAATATTATGCACAAAAAAAGAAGTGAGATTTGAAATAATGAAAGACTTCAAAGACTTTTTAAACTTTGCTAATTTTTTACATCACGCTTATTCAAGACAAGAATTATTTATTTGTGTAGAAAATTCAAATCTACAAAAAGCCTCATTCGATACTACTGGCTCCAAGTTAGTAGTGGCAAGAAAATCACGCAATGTCGGAATGAATCAGGCAGTATCACAAATCGTAGTGGATACACTAATTGCAGGGAACTACAAAGTAAAAGAAGTCTCTCCATTGGCAAAAGGAACTAAATGGGATCACAAAACAACACAAGCAATAATGGACCAGGAAAAGTACCTGGTGATTAATTACAAAGGACTAAAGACAGAGCAGGATAAAAGAGATGCTTTTAAATTAGCCTTATTAAATTTAAAATTTGTTTAAAAATGTTTTGAATATTAATAATATTGTTTAATTTTACATAAAGTTATAAAAATGAGAGAATCAAATTTACTCTATTTATTATTCCAAAAGGAAGTCAGTATTGATGGCGATTTCTACTATTACACTTTAGATATTGCAAACGGATTGTCATTAATTTCTAATGATTCTGATGAAGCAGAAAAAGAAGGGTGGAGGGTATTTTTATTTAATACAGATCCAGTCATTGAATTCACTACAAAATATCAAATTTGGGAATTTATAGCATTAATAGGCTCACTAAAGAAACACAATGAGAAAATCTAAAATAGACGATGTTGTCGTCACACTAATAAACAAGCAGTTTGAACTGGCAGGATATGACTTAACCTTTGAAGATGTTTCTGGTCGCAAGGATGACTGGTATAATCAATACACAATAACAGAGGAGAAGTATTACGAGTGGTTAGAATTTGGAGAAAAACTAATCCGTAAAAAGTTAAAGTTTAGTGCAATCAAATGTAAAACTGAAATGTCAATGGTAGGTCTTATGTATGGACTTAAATTCAGAGACGATTTACAACCAGTATAAAAATCAAAACCAATGGAACTACACCAAATGTACATCACACCTTCTAACTTTGCCAAAATAATAGGTAAAGGTAAACAGCATCCATTCAACAAAACTGCATTGGAATATGCTGATGAAATTATTATGGGAAGTTTAGGAGTAGAGAAGGAACAACTTAAAGTATGGGCACTTCAACACGGAGTAGAATACGAACCATATGCCATACAAAAATTTGAATGTAAAAACTTTGAGACAGTTCTTACACCTGAAAGAAGTATACACCACGCACTCATTCCATATATCAAAGGAAGACCAGATGGCATTGTAAACGATGAACATATTATCGAGGTAAAATGTCCATACAATCCGACAAACCATTTAAAGAACTTAACGGATTTCTCCTTTGATCCAATATCAGAACCAACAAACGAATATATCCAGGACTATTGGTGGCAGATGCAAGGTTATATGTGGATTACTGGAGCCAAGAAATGCACGTTTATATCTTTTGATCCACGTTACCCAGAGCCACTAAACTACACAGAGCAGGTAGTATTAAGAAACGAGCAAGACATCGAATTCTTAGCGGAAAGATGTAAGGAATTCTATCACTATTTAGTAGAAAGACAGTCACATATTTTAATATTATTCGGATGTAAGTATGCCGAAGACATAGATGCTTAATCAATAAATCAATCAATAAACCAATGGAAAAACAATCACAAAAACAAGCGGTGAAATTTGCACTTAGACAGATGTCTGTAACCTTAGTAAAAATGAACACACTCAAAGGTACTGGCATAGACTTGACAGAATTCACAGATCCACTACTGTCTTGCATAGAAGATTTAATCTGTACATTTTTATCAGAGACAGAAGACCAATTCGAAAACAAACTGGAACTAATATCCAAGCAATTAAACGGAGAGAGCGAACATACAATTAATACATTAACTGAACAACTATTCAAAAATGAAGGCTAAACAAGAGGAGACAATAATCTGCGAGAGATTCGCATTATCATTCCAGGAACTAAAGAAAAACCAAAGGATAAGTAAATCGACAATAGCAAATGAACTGGGGACATACTCTCATATTGTTGGGAAGTATACAAGAACCAATCTTCCTTCGATGTCATTCCTTTATAATTATTGTAAAAAATACAATGTAGATCCAGCGTTTATATTTGGATTCACAGACAAGATATTCCTTGAAACGAAAGAGGATGTAACTATTATCAAAACTTTAAAAACAGTAAGACAATGAGTAAATTCACAGTAACTGGGACAATCGTTGATGTACAACCAGTTGAACATTTTGAGACATTCAAAAAGAGAAACTTCACAATCCAAACAGAGGGAGACTATCCGACATTTATCACGCTACAATTGTACAAAGATAATGTAGACAAGAATCCAGTAAGCGAAGGATTGAAAGTAACAGCATCCTGCAACGTAAAAGGATATAAGGGGAAGACTGGGTACTTCAATATTTTAGATTGTTGGAAAGTAGAGATTTAAAAATCGGACTATTATAAAAAGTATGTCAAAGAAAAAACCAGTAATCGTAACAATAGAACTAATCACTAAAGTAAAGGAATTACTTAATGATTATTTCTTTATCGAGATTGCCGATATGCTTAATATGAATGTATGTACTGTGTCCAGGATAGTCAAAAAATATGATCTTAAAATAGGGGAAAAAGTATTGCAGAGGAGAGAAGAAAGTAAGAAAAAGAACCAATTTAATAAAGGTCAATCCTCACACAACAAAGGGAAAAAGATGTCTCCTGAAGTTTATGAAAGGGTAAAGAATACGATGTTTAAGCCTGGACAAATTCCATACAATTCAAAGCCTATTGGATATGAAAGGATTTGCCCGGTAGATAAAATACTTTTTATAAAGGTATCGGAAAGAGGTCCAATGGTTTCTAAAAGTAGATACATTTGGGAACAGCACAACGGACCAATTCCTCCCAAGCACGTTATTACTTTCAAAGATGGCAATAGATTGAACTGCGATATTGATAACCTATTTCTTACAACACAAGAAGAGATTATGTTGAGAAATTCACTGCATAATCATCCTGAACTAAGAGATGTAAATAAATTAATTAAAAAACTTAAAAAAAGAATCCAAGATGCCGAGAAACAAGATTGATGATTTAAGAAATCACTTATTCGCTACACTGGAAGCACTGCAAGATCCAGAACATCCAATGGAATTAGAGAGAGCGAAAACAATTGCCGATGTGGCTCAAGTAATTGTAAACTCTGCTAAGGTAGAGGTAGACTTTGTGAGAGTAACTGGTAGAGATGAGGGGAGTACAAGATTTCTCCTTGAGAGTAAGTAATGAAAAACCCCACAACCAAATGGAAGTGGGGTGAATCAATTAATAAGACTGCATTTTATCAAAAGAACTTTTTCTGAATCAAAAATACAATAAATTCTTAAATTATGAAACAAGTATATCTAAAATTAATAATCGATTCTAATATTATGACAATAATCCTAACCATTTGGTATGCTTACCTTATCGTTTCCATTGCTGCAGGTGTGATCGTATTCAAAGACAATATCAAAGTATTCTTAGCCAATAGGAGAAGATGGGTAAAGAACAAACACTTATTCGCTTATGCTTTGATTACCTTACTACCTTGTCTTGCAGCAGGATTATTCTGGCCATTATTCTTAGAATATCCAAAAATCAAACAATGAGACAAGACATAGGCAAAGACATTTACAACCTGGCACTGGAAGTAATAGCCAGTCATAAGGATAACGGTGTACATTTAGAAGTAAATAGTGAGAAGCAATACGAGGACCTGATAAAAACATTGTGCAAAATAGCAGTTGACTTCTCTTACGATTGCAGACTAAACGATGTAAACAAATATGTCTTTAAAAAAATGAAGGATAAAATTGATGAACTTGAAATAACTATTGAAAAATGATGAGATCAGATTACAAAACAGCATTCACGATAATTTTAGTTATCATAATAGCCAACTCCCTACTGTTATTTTTCGTATCTTCATTGCACAGGAAGGAGGATAATATGAAGCAGTATTTCGACTATGAGGATAGATACAGAGACAGCCTATACAAAGTATTGATTGATGTGAGAAAAGAGCGTATAGAGGTAATAAAGTCTATTGACAACCTAAAAGCCGAAATAAGCAGAACAGATAAAGAGATTAAAGAACGAATAACCAAATTAAATAAAGATGAAAAGATATATTCTAACTGGGGTGATAGTAGCACTTCATCTATCCTCGATGCTCTTAGGGCAAAATAGAGAGATAAGGCAACAAATTATAAATACTGATACGTTCTTTGTAATGAATCGACAGTATGCACAATGGGTATTGAGTAAATTTGATACCCTTGAATACGTTAAGCGTAAATTAGACGATAGCAAAGAGATAATTGGTATGCTAAACAATCACACTATTCTGCTAAATGAAACAATCACAAAGCAAAAAGATGCAATCAAAGCCTATGAGATAGAGGTGAGTGAGACTAACCATTTGATTGATTCATACAGAAGGGCAGAAATCATAAACAACCAGGTGCGACAATCCTTAGAAAAGGAAAAGAAAAGGAAAAGTCTATGGAAGGGATTGGCATTTTTAGGGATCGGTTCCACTGCCATAGCAACAACAATGATACTGATAATATTAAATCCATAAACTATGCCTATACCAACACCAAGACCAACGGAAAAAAAGAAAGACTTTATCGAGAGATGTATGTCAGATGAAATAATGACAGCAGAGTATACAGATGTACAGCAAAGAATGGCTATCTGCCAGGTGCAGTTTAGTAATCATATGCTCGATGGGTACGAATCAATTATGAACACTGATAAAAACAAAGACAATGACATACGATAGAGAATGGCTTATTGAATATGCAGTAAAAGCAATCAAAGACAATCACATCTTAACACTGGAGGAATTGATACAACATATTCCAATACGAAAGTCACAGTTTTATAATGCTGAATACAACAAAGAGACTGAAATATTGGAAGCACTATGGAGTGAAGTAGTAAAGCAAAAAGTAAAACTAAAGAGTAAGATGTCGGAAAGTGATAATCCTGCTTTAATTGCTATGTGGTACAAGTTACACGCAACAGAGGATGAACTGAAAAGGTTGGGAACACAATACCAAAAGGTCTCTGGAGACAATGACGAACCTGCTGTTAAAATGAACATAGATATCAATAAACTAAGTAAGGATGAACTTAGAGCAATGGACGCTCTTATTACAAAAGCAACAAGAAATAAAGGCGAAATTAGCGAGTGATGACTTCAGGGACTTTGTTCAATATACAAAGCCTGACTACGAAATCAACTGGCATCACGATCTCCTTATGGACTATCTTCAGCAATTTGCAGAAGGTAAGATAAAGAAGTTAATGGTGTTTATGCCACCACAACATGGGAAGTCTGAACTTACATCCAGGCGTTTACCTGCTTATCTATTGGGCCGCAATCCCAAATTAAAGATTATCGGTTGCTCTTACTCTTCCGATTTAGCGACATCCTTCAACAGAGATGTACAAAGGATTATTGATGATGAATCTTACCAACAAATCTTCCCAGAGACAACACTAAACGGAAGCAATGTAAGGACATCTGCTAAAGGTAGTTATTTGAGAAACTCTGATATGTTTGAGATAGTAGAGCATAGAGGCTTTTACAAGTCCATTGGTGTTGGTGGCTCACTTACCGGTACTCCTGCCGACATTGGTATCATTGATGACCCGGTCAAAGATGCTATCGAAGCAGAATCCATTACCTATCGAAGCAGAGTATGGGATTGGTTTACACAAGTATTTTTAACAAGGTTACACAATGACTCACAAATCATAGTAACACAAACCAGGTGGAATCTCGATGACTTGAGCGGTCGGATATTATCACGAATGAATCACGATAAGTCCTGGACAATCTTATCCCTTCCTGCTATTTGTGAAGGTGCGACAAGTATACACGATGTGAGGGAACCAGGAGAGGCACTATGGGAGAGTAAGCATTCGTTAAAACGATTAATGGAGATTAAGGTGGCAAATCCGAGAGCCTTTCAAGCACTATACCAACAAGATCCAAAACCATTTGAAGGTGGATTGGTCTTCTCTAAATGGAACAGCATATCATTGGAAGACTTTAACCAGGTGAAAGGATTGGATGGTTATGGAATGGACTTTGGTTATAATGATCCGACTGTCTTATTGCACGTTAAAATAGACAAGGCCAATAAGAAATTATACATTAACGAGAAGTTGTATAAGTCTAATTTAACAAGTGAAACGATTAAAAACGAAATGATACGATTAGACATTTCAAAAAATACACGTATAATTGCTGATAATGCACGTCCAGAGATAATAGCGGAACTGCGAAAGGTATTCAATATGAAGCCAAGTACAAAGGGTGCTAATTCTATTTATTACGGAATACTTAAAATATTAGAATTTGAATTGTATATTACACGAAATTCACACAATGTGATTAGAGAGATAGGCTCTTACAGATACAAAGAAGACAAGGATGGGAACTTCTCCAATGAAGTGGTAGAGGTAGACGATCACAGTATGGATGCTCTTAGATATGTAGTGAGAGATTTGGTCGATGGAGATAAGGGTGTTTTAGCATTTGGATAATACAACAATATGGACATACACAAAGCAATACAGATTTTAAAAGAATATTACGAACATAAAGAGGGTAAGTCATTACGAGGACCAGGTAAACATATCGTATCCTTAGCCTTCCAAAGATTATTCAAACATTATGAAGAAAATATTAAACCTTAACAAGTTTAGTTTTGCACAGATGACATCCAATAGTGATGGGAAGACAAGTGCTTCAGGAACTATGGGTGTATTGGTCTGTGCAATTGGAACTTTATGTTTTCTCATTGGATGCTTAGATAAAGTATTCATTAACAAAGACATTGATATTATCACACAAAGTATTATCTTTGTGGGTATCGGTGCAGGGTTGTTAGGATTGAGAAAAACAACGGCCGAATTAAATAACAATAAAATACAAGAAGATGAATCCAGAGGACAGTAAAATTTTGACAGATGCAATCGGTATGCTTACAAAGTATGCTGACTACAATTCACGTTCACTTTCTGCACAGATACAGAAGTATCTAAACGCAAGAAAACACGGTAACAGATTTGCTCCACAAACAATGAACAATGCAGGTATCTTAGAAGGTAGCAACAAGCCTAAAGATGTTATCGAGAAAGAGAATAGAATCTCTTTAATGGATGCCAAAAGAATGAGAGAACAAAGTGTTGAACAAGAAGTAGAGAAAACAGTTCGTAAAAGCAGAAAGAATGATAACACTATCAACGAGTAATAAGGATAAATTTGAATATCCTAATGAACTGAAAGATATAACGCTTAAAAAGTATTTGGACTTTCTTTCTTTGATTGAGCCTACCAAACCACAAGTGTTGAAAGACATCGATGTCATATTGCAACAGATTGATGAGGTAAAAAAGGAAAGTAAAGAGTACAAAGAGAAGGTGGCAGAACTGGAAGTGAAACTGGATAGCATTACGGACCTTGTAAAGTCACAACATATCTATCCATATTACGCAATGGTTGTATCTTACTTTTCAGGATTGACAGAGGAGTATATCTTAGGCAAAGATGGTGGCGAAGGTATGCAAGTAAAGGCCTTAGAATGGTTGTATAATACAGTCATTAAGATATTCAACAACTTACCTGAAGTGGAATATGATCACATTATCGAAAGAGGTGATGAAGTGTGGTACTTGCCTACTCAATATATGAAGGATAGCACAGTAATTGAATTTGCAGAGACAGCACAGTTCATAGCACAGATGCAAAGTATGGAAGCAGGAAACTGGTTTGCTATGCCTAAAGTTATGTGTGTCTTGGTGAGAAAGAAAGGGGAGCAATACCACGAAAGATTACTCAAAAGAGAGAAGGACTTTCTCGAATGGAATATGCTCGATGTATGGAGGGTATGTTTTTTTTTGCTGAAACAAATCGAGAAATCGCAAATAAGTTCGTTAATCTCTACAAACAGCCTTCGTTTGACGAAGTTAAAGCAGGAGTTGGAGTCCTTACAGAGCGATTCGGATGGTATCTCACCATTAAGCAATTAGCAGAAAGCGGAATATTTAACAGACCAGATCTCACTCCTTTACATTCAGCAGAACAAGCGAACCTATGGGAAGCCTTTACATACCTTAGTTCTGTCGCTGAAGAAAATGCTTATCAAAACAGATATAGTGAGGTATTGAGTAAAAAGAAATAAGATTTTTAAGTATATCATACTTTTTTATCCTTAAAGTTTTGTAATTTACAGAAAATTTATAAGGATGAACATAGTACAAATATCGAACCTATTCAACCAAGTATGTCAGAGCATCAATGTCTCTACTCCTGGTCGAGTGGGTTTTTATCATTTTGGGTGGTATAGTGACATCAACACGAATATCCAAAACAACTGGACTGGACAGAATACTGTCGGTAAGTTATACCCATCAATACAGTTCTTATATCCAACTGGATCACTTGAGATAAAAGAGAAAAGGTTTACCAATACTTTGCAATGTACAGTGGTCTTTAGTGATTTGCAGTATTACAATAATGATGGGACAATAAACCAGAGAAGTATCATAGAGGTGTTCAGAGATTTGGAATCCTTAGCAGCCAATGTCTTTTCAGAGTTTAACAGAGTGGGAAGAACGGCTCCTTATCAAATAGGTTTTCAAGGTCCAGTAACAACGGATTACATCAGTGATCAACACAATGACAGTTTGTGTTTATTGAAATGCGATTTTACGATATGGTATCAAATGGACTGCCCTATTGATGTAGTCGACATTGCTAATTTGCCTAATAACTTTAACGATATTCCTCCATCTATTAACGATTACGAATTGCTATGAGTAGAGTAAAATTTGTTGCTAAGTCTCCTGATATGATAGACTTTGAAGAGATTGTTTTTCCAGTTACGGAGATTAGACAGATAAAGCCTCACGAATACAGAGGGTTTAATTTTGCTAAATTGATAACTATTTACAATGCTGAATACACGTTAAGGATGACAGCAGAAAAAGCCATAGAAAGATTAAATAAAAAACTAAAGTAAGTGGATCAGGATTTAAATGATTTGTATGTACAGATTGGCGAACTTGTAAAGAAAGCCGTTATTCTAAATTTTAGAATACAAGGGCACGTTATGACTGGAGATTTAATTGACACAATTAACTACAAAATTGAGCAGACAGATATAGGAGGCAGGATAGATTTTTACTTAAATGACTATGGAATGTATCAAAACTATGGAGTAAAGGCCTCAGAGATAAAGAAACCATTTGCAAGGCCAAGAATAGAGGGATTGCAGAGATTTGCCAAATTAAAATTGGGTATTTCTAATGATAAAGAAGCGTTAAGTGTAGCATTTGCCATAGCAAAGAAACATAGTGTAGAGGGAATGCCAACGAATAACAGCAGATCAATGGGTAAAAAGACTGGAGCCATTAACGATGCGATAAAAGATACAGAAAAAGAGGTGGCAGAACTTATAGAAAAAGCAATGGATATATATATTACAACAATGATTTCAAATACACTACAAAAAGTATCATAAATTATGACATACGAACAAGCACAAGAACAAGAAACAACGGCAAACGAGGCATTGGGAGACAATACAGACACAGTAAAGTATGGAATCTTTGCATTTTGGCCTTTCAACTGGGTAAAGAATTGGGATATTGTTATGTACCCCACCAAATATGATACAGAATTTGGTAATGCAGACGATAGCGTAAAGTTAGCGTTTCAAAGAGTATCTGCTCAAACATCTTATAATATTGCTTCTGGTAGTTCTTACGATGAGTGGGTTACCTTATTCGATACCTTAACTGCCAGTGATGAGGAATTAAACAACTATCTAAACGGATAACAATGGACATAATCAAATACGAACTTTCAAAGAACCAATACATCCAGGAGAAGCACGAAAAGAAACAAATCTATTTGCATCATACTGCTGGGAATGGTTCTGCAAAGAATACCATTGACTGGTGGAATAGCAATGTAAACAGAATTGCAACGGCTTACGTTATCGATGCTGACGGAACTATCTTACAAGCCTTTGATGACAAGTATTGGGCGTATCATTTAGGGTTAAAACCTGAAGTGTTTAAGATGTTTGATGCTCCATTCTATTGGTTAGACAAAATCAGTATAGGTATAGAAGTTTGCAACTGGGGTTATTTGACAAAAAAGAAAGATGGGTTTTATAACTATGTCGGAAAGCGTATCAATGACAATGAGGTAACAGAATTGGATAAGCCATTCAAAGGATTTAAGTATTGGCATTCTTATACAGATGCACAGTTGAAAAGTATCAGACAATTGCTTACCTTTTTATGTGATAAGTACGGCATTGATGAAACATTTACGAATAGTTTTGACATTGATGCTTCTGCTGTATTTGGATGTCCTGGTATCTATACCCATAACAGTGTAAGAAAAGATAAAAGCGATGTTTACCCACATCCAAAATTAGTTGACATTTTAAACAATCTCTAATGGCAATAATTTACGGCCCAGTATATTTAATAAATTCGATGTATGCTCCTTGTCTATGGGTGACAAGAATAACAAGTGCTACTCCCATTGTCAAAGCCTCATTGAGTGCTGTTGTTGATGGGACATTCACAACAATAGACAAATCTCCTTTCAAAGTGGTGTCAAATGATTACTACTTTGAATTTGACTTTAGCAGAATATTACAAACACAGAGCCAACCGAAGCCACAAGCACAAACGAGTATCTTTGGAGCGAATTTTGGACAACCTTATTTGACTGCAAATCCTGATATACAAGGGGATTTTTTAGGATTGGTTAAATATTACAAAG